TTAGTTAGTTGTTTTCTGTTACCAAAGATATAAAATTAAATTATAAAACACAACATTAATCGTATAAAGTTGCTTGACTCTCCTTATAACACTCATTGTCAGGGTGTTGCACCATCTCGTGATACCTGCCATTCTGTAAATTGTACTTGAAATCAGCGTATCCTATCTGTCCAATGTGTCGGAATTTAACCTTCTGAACGTACACTTGTGTTGTATCGTTAGTGAAATCTCTATAAACAGTAATACCATTATCCACTTGATTATAGAAATTGGCAGACCCTGCGATGTCGTACAATGTTGGAACTTCGTAGATACCAACATCAGTCTTACTCATCTTTCGTGGGTGAGCCACAAGGAAGATGTGGATGTTGTACTTCTGCTTGAAGATAGTTAGCTTGGTCAGGAACTCATTAATGTACTGAGTCTCCGACTTCCCCTTCATATCAGCACTAATCTTGTTGTAAGGGTCTATAATCAATGCGTTGATACCATACCTCTGTATAAGTTGTCTTGCGCTATTAAGGATACCATCAATAGTGAACACATCGCCATCAGGTCGGATGAAGTGGTAGTGCCTCTTAATAAAGCTCTTAGCATCACCTAGCTCCGTCTTAGTCATACGTTCAAACTGAGTATCCTTTCTAAAGCTCTTTCCTGTATATTTCTCTGCTAATACTGAAAAGTGTAATTGCAAAGGATAATGCTCTGGTGAGAATACACCGAACTTCCAACCGTTATTCACTGACAGTTTCATACACAAATGCTCTAAGAAGTTACTCTTACCGTGAGTAGGAACTCCCGTAACGACAGTTAGCTGAGAGGGAACAAAGCTGAACAGTGTATCAAATGTAGGATGACCTACTGTTGCGCCCCTTTGCAACCCCGTATCGTATAAGTCATCAATATCTGTATCAATGGCATCCACATTAATAACACCCTCTAAAGGAAAGTGCTGAGCGTTAACCAAAGAGTCAAGGAGAGCATCTTTACCAAGCTCCATCAGGACATCGTTAGCATCCTTCAAGCCATCAGGGAATCTAACCCTCAAACACCTGTCATACCCCAACCTTCTACCAAGCTCCTTCTCAAGTGAGCGACCCACTTCATCAGAATCAACAGCTAAGTAAATCTCCGTTACACTATCAGGAATATCTTTAAGGTACTCTAAGTCTCTACCAGAACCGCCATTAGGAACAGATACGCAGTTGGTGATACCTGACTCCCAATAAGAGAGCTTATCCATCTCACCTTCAACAATAACAAGTATTGCATCATCTACAATATCATCCAAGCCATAGAGAATCTTCTCTGCATCCTTCACCATCTTGAAGTTTTTAGCTCCGTCTCTATACTTAACATTTATCAACTCATCACTCTTGAAATAATTGAAATGTATTGCGTTCTCCTCTTTTCCTGTTTGCGGCATCCACTCTTTACCTTCTGAAACCCTATTCGCTATTAAAGTCTCCTCCGATATTCCTCTTGAGGCAAACCACTTTACTACATTTTCTGATAAATTACTCATTTCTAATGGTTTTGGCTTTATGTACACTCTACTTTGATATAACGACTTCTCTATTGTGTTCCCACTCCATCCACAGTTATGGCAGTTCCATACTCCCTCATCTATGTTAACAGATAAACAAGGGTCTGACTTCTTCTTTCGGTCTTGAGAACATTTGGGGCATTTCACTTTCGTTTGACCTTTACTGCGCCCCTTCAGGTTGATACCATACTTCTCCAACATCATAGTATCATCCCTTTATTGTTACCAGATTGGATTCCTTTACCACCACTACCATCGTACTCATCCTCCCATCCTCTTTGATTAAGCCAAGTAGCTGCGTGCTTTCTATACTTTAGCTCAGGAGTGGAGACAACATACTTAGACACATTCTGTAAGGCAAGGTCTCTTTCTTGGTCGCTCATCTTATCCCAAGACGATTTAGCTACCGACTTACCCACCTTCTTATTGTAAAGCCCCCAGAACGCCTCAAAACGCCCTCTATCGTCTATTTTAGGAGCTTTTGCAGGACTTTCTTTACCTTTTAGTGTTGGTGTGCCTAAAACCCTTCTTCCTCGCTTATACACATACTTGTCAACGTAGCCTAAATCTCTTAGCTTGCCTATTGAACGTGATACAGATTGCTCTGTAATGCCTAAGAAGTCAGCAAAGTAGCCGTTGGAAGCGTTACACTCGCCATTATTTGATAAGCTGTCAATCTCTACGAGTAAGATTTTCTCTGACCAAGATAGTTCTTTGGATGTGTAAACATCTCTTGGAATCCAAACTCCTCTAAAGTTTCTTTTCATAATTAGTAGTTTTTAGTTTTAGTTACTGTTTGTTTTATACCACGTCATTAGCTTCGTTCACCCTCTTTCAAAGTATCGTAAAGTTTGTGATACACTTTGCATACCAACATTTTAGGGTTTTCTAAATTTTCGTCTTTAGTTGATTGTACTAATTTGTATAGTAATAAATCTAATTCTTCGTCTGTTAATTTCAATATGTTTGTTTTCTGTTCGCCATTCTTTAAAGCGTTTTTTTGTTCTGTTGTTAATTTCATTGTCTTTTGTTTTAGTTAATGTTTGTTTTATACCACCAAACCCCCACGTTTATTGCAGCGTGGGGCGATGGGGTTTTTTAGTTATTATCTTTTTTTAAGTTCTATTAAAATTTGATTTTTTAGTTCCTTTAATTCATTATGCGATAAATTAAAGCTGTTACAAACTTGTATTACTAGCATCTCACTAACTTGAGACAACACCGTTTGTAGTTCCGTTTTTGTGTAATTTGTTAAATTCATTGTTTTAGTTTTAGTTATTGTTTGTTTTAGTTATTGTTCACGACAAATGTACCTATTGCCTGCGATATATCCAAATATCCTACTAACTTTTTTCCTTTACTAGATGAGCCGAACTCTGTATTGAGTGGCATTTCCTTCCACTCCCACTTAAAATCGTAGCCTGAAACGGCTAATCCCGACACATCAAACAGGTATATATGCTCTAAATTATTTGGTTTCGGCATAGATACGATGTAATAGAACTTACATTTTGCCAATTCTGAGTATTTAATGTTGAATGAGAATTTGCTAAACTCTATCAAGGTATCATTATAGTGCTTATCCCTACACTTTAGTTCAGCCACCATACCTTTTGCATAAGCGTCAAACCTTGCATAAGGCAGGTCGTTCTCTTTTAATCCCAGCCCGTACTTATCGTTCACAAGCCCTAACAATCTTTGTTCATCTTTTTTCATAATCTTAGTTAAGTTAGTTAGTTCGCAGTCAAATTGCTTAATTAGTTTATCAATCACATTATTAGTCTATTGTTAAAATGGTAATTCATCACACTTCTCGCAAACACCGTCAGGGTGCGAGGAGGGTTTCTCCTCCTTACACACTGGACAGATGTTAAACAGATTAAAAAGGTAAGTCATCATCCTCGGAGTCTTGCACAACTGGTGCTGCTTTAGGCTTATCCCCTTGTGGTTTAGGTTCAAATGTGTCTAAGGCTACATAAGGCTTACCACTTTGGGCAGATAAAAGGTCTAGGTTTACCCACCCCTTCTTATCGTTTGCTTTAAGGAAGGCGATAGCCTCCTCAACCTTTACACTCATTTTACCAATCACCCAATCAGGTGTGTTCTCTTTTTTCGGTTTTAAGAAAAACCCATCTGCAAATACTTTAGCTTCTGCCATAATTTAATTATTTAATGTTAATCGTTTTATTTTTAATTTTGATATTTCTAATTCGTGTTTTATCCTTAGCAGTTCCGCTTGAAGATAGGAGTTTCTAACCATCATTTTATCTACAACATTCTCCTCATTAATAGGCGTATCTACAATGTTTGGAATAACAACACTCTCTAACCAGAATGAATCCCTAGCATACTTCTTATCCACATCCAAAAGCTCTCTATGTTTTCTATCGTGATGCAAAGACATAGCGTGTGTCCTGTAAAGCACCTTGGAAATCTCCCCTAAGTTTTTATTCGTATGCTTTCTTGATAGGTGGATGTAATTCCTCCTTGCGTTCACTAGGTCGCTAGTCCTGTTATTACCTTTCACCGCTTCAATATCCACGTCTAACGCACTACACACCCTTTCTAAAATACTATTCAAATCCATTATCATCTTCTGTTTTAGTTACTCCTAGCCAGTATTTCTCATATTCACCTCTCTCGTGAAGCACTCTGGCGTAATCTTCGTTTATTAATTTAAAAATTGATTGTGCCTCTACACCCATAAAGGCAGCTAACTTCTCTATATGAGACACCCTTAGTTGCGTGGTATCGGTGAGGTACTTCTTAATGGTTGCTCCGTGTATTCCGACTATCTGACCAAATCTATACCTCGTTATTCCGTGGCAGGTAAGCATCTCCTCAAACTCATTGATTGCCCTAAACCTTGTGTTGTAGCGAATCTTGTCCTCTGGAGCTTTATTCCTGTAATCATCAGGGTGCTTCCAATACCTTTCATCTCCATCGTGGTGCTTTGCATACACCTCTTTCCTCTCTTTATGTGTTAGCCCAACAGCAAGCCAAGGATGCCCAGAGTAGTCAGAACCTTTATATCCATCATCCATTACCCTTCTCTTTAAAGATTTCTAACTCAACCCCAAACTCATTAAAGTATGCCTCCTTGATTTTATCATCATCCGCATCAGCATATAAATCTAAGAAGCTCTTTCTGATAAAGTTCTTTGCAGAGCGTTGTCTAATGACACCAACCTGCTTTCTTGTGATTGCTAAGATTGCACCCTCTTTTGTCAATATGTGTTTATGAATTGCCATAATTACTATTTAAACATTCTTTTAAATTGCTCAGC